TTTCATTCAGAATAGCACAACATTCACCTACAATCAACTTGGTGAACTCTCTCATTTGATCAAAAGTATACCCGTGCATATCTCCTTGTTCAGGATCATACCCTAACCATTCTTGCGCTGGTAATTTAATTTGGTTGTTCATACCACCTCCACTACACGATATTGACTGTGCGGGTAATTCTTCATAAGCCATTCAATCATACCTTCTTCATAAGGAAGAAATACACTATTGAATTTGTTGGTTATACACTTTTGCATGATCAATCCTTTGTTAATTCAGCAACTAATAAGAAATGATCGTATGCTTTCTTAACTGCTGGATTAGAGTATAACACATCTGCTTCCTTTTGTAAAGCCTTTATAGCTACTTGGGCAATATCATGTGCGCTTGAATGGCTCAATGAGCAAAGTTCATCACCAAACTCTTTGGCCAATTTCTTCCATGCTCGTTGTTGTCCTTTGGTAACAGGAGTTTGTTGTGGACGCATTTCACTGGCCACACGTATAGCATGAGTAATCGCATCCTCTGCTACGCGGCCTGCTGCAATCATTGCTGCATAGTTAGGATCGATGTTGTACCTGCGACTCTGCCCTCCCGGATAGCACATCACAAGATGATTACCTTTTGGAAAACTATCAATGTATTCACTGTCATATTCTGCAACAGGTTTATAAATTACCCTACCTGCATTAGATAGTAGTTTTTCGTAGTAAATCTTTTTCATATCATGTCCACAAACTCTGCCTGATCTTAATTAAACGAATCAGCATTTCTGTATCTTCTTTTTCGTAGGCTTTTTCAATCTTGGATAACAGTTTCATGGCCTTGTTGCTTGCTTTTTTACTAGCAGTATCTTTTGAATTCATCCCAATCCAGTGATCACCATGTTCATTCCGCAAACTATCGCAGTAAGCACTCCACCCACTTGCATCATGTGGATCGGGACGATTGCGATAGGTAACTGTCCACCAAGTATAAAGTTCTTTGAGTTCCTTGGCCCTAATTGCTTGACTAGTAAGTACTGCCTCACCTTTCTTATCTTCATCCAAGAATTCTTCATTGGTAAGTGTCATTTCCCAATCAAGATGATCTAGCCCAGCCTGTGGACAGCGCCACACCCTCCAACGCCACCAACCACTGGCCCAGAATGGAGGATTGTACTTAGCGCGGGCTGTTTTATCACCCCAGGCAATGTGTGACCATGCTTGTTCAATTTCAACAAAGTCTACCAGTTCGTTAAACAAGCAAGGAAGAAACCGATTACCAACATCGCACCAATCACCAGGCTTAATATCACGCGCATGGGCAGTAAGACTGTGAGTACGACTAACCCAGCGATTATTGATGTAATACTTGATGCTGTATAAACTTCTAATAGGCCAAGTGACAAAATCTTGGATATCACCAAGGGCTTCTTCAGCTACCCAATAGCGGAAGTTATGTTTCATTTGAGCCCGAGTTGTCCATTCATTCCATTCTTCGGCTGTGCCTGCTTTAAGTTTGTTAGTGCCTCGAATCCAATCAGCGAGTGGACCGCAAGACCAATAGTGTGTGTGCTGTGCCATTTATTCTCCTAGTTTTTCCCATACCCATTCAGACTCTTTCATGTGTGCTACTGGTTTCAACCATCCATTACTAATGCAGTCAGATATAATTTGCTTATAATTTTCAGGACATTCTCTGTTAATTTCAAAACTAGCCCTAGGAATATTAACAAAACCCTTTTTATCAATCATAGTAAACTCTGGATCACCGCATCGTATTGTCTTAATGCGAAAAGATGATTCAGTTACCTTCATTTCAAAATACCCTCATAAGGACTGTTAAGCCATTTTGCATAAGTCTCAGCATTTGTACTAATTTTAGCCAAATCGTATTTACCACAAAACTTCAGAAAGTGAATACCAACTTGCGGAATAGTAGTTGTACGAACACCCTCACGAATATGTGTGTCTACTGACAGTTTAACATCATCGGGCTGGGCTGTCAAGTCTATGAGTACCCGATTGCGTTCATAATCATCACGCACACGATGTTCCACACCATTGTGGTCCTGCCAATGTTGCAACATCAGATTGTTCCACGCATAGCCTTGCTTAGTTCTATCAGCGTATGCCTCAATCAATCCAGCTTTCTTTTGTGTACCTTTTTCTCTTACACCCGGATAAGCCGAAAACACATTGTCAGTGGCATCACCCCTCATGGTCTTCTTGAACAGCAGATATTGTGGATCCTCTAGTAGTTTAATATTCTTTTCTTTGTCCTTTACAGGTTTACCCTTGTCATCAAAATATCCTTCAAGTGTGATTAGATGCCCAGCGACACCGTTATACTGTTTTACCTTGGGAGTGATAAGTTGCAAATAATCAGTATCGCTACTGATAATAAAATGTTCATCATCGGGATGCAAGTGAATGAATCGTGCAATCAAGTCATCAGCCTCAGCTTTTGGATCACGCAGGACACTACAGTTTGTGCGGTCTTTAAGATATGTGCAAAATGTCTCATACGTGGTCCAAAACAGGGTGTTCTCATCGGCCTCAGCTACTGTTTGAGACAAGGTATCTACTACGCGGTTCTTCTTGTACGGAGCATAGAAGTTTTTGCGCCAGCTTTTCCCCTCCAAGCAGAAGACCACATGATCCACCCCAAACTTACGCACAATTTGATTTGTGCTAGCCAAGGTAAGATGTAGGGCCATTCCTATTTTCTCCTCAACTGTACTACTGCGTGATGCAATGTGCCGGGCACGAAAAAATGTATTTGCGGTATCGATCAGGGCGTATTTCATATGTGTGTATTATATATTACTATGTAGATATTGTCAAACTATATTAATCACCGTTTACCCGCTTACCATTTTGATCATATTTATTTAGGTAATCCTCATTGATTGAGGTTTTCAACGCATCGCTGCTTGCACACCGGGTATATAAATTTTCTGGTCTATTGTCAGTTCGGTCACCGTTAAGATGATCACATTTCAACTGTCTTTTCCAATGCATATTGAATTCATCATCAGTCAATTTACGCTTCAATTTATGCAGCGCCAGATCATCTGCTTGTACGCTCCCAGTACGTTTACAGAAGGTAACTCCCTTAGCATCAACTAATCCCAAGTCGGTGCAATGTTGGCAATAGTCTTTCTTGTTCATTTGATTTTGTGAACCCGGATCGTAACCCTGATCAAAGTGAGGCTTAATCACTTTAGTTACATTATTCTTTTCAACGGGCACATGAGTGCGAATGATGTTCAGATACAAGTCTAACCCTTCATTAGGGGTGTGCATGTTTTGCCGGAACTGATCAAACGCAACATCTAGCAATGATGAATCATTGGGAATGACAATTTTAACAGTATTAACAAACACTACATACTTTGCCAACAGAATTTTTTGTTCAAGTGACACCTCCAATTCAGCAATTTGTCGTGCTTTGTCGGTGTGATCATATACTCCGCACAATAAACGCTTTGCTCTTGCCATTGTTTGCAATTGCATCAAGCAAACATTCTTTGCGCTAGGATAACCCAAGAATGAAATTTGTTTCAGTCTAGGTATATCCCAACCCATATTACCTTGCATAACCACACCTAGCAAAAACGGATCTATAATATTAGATTTGTTATTAGCCAAATCAATAATGTCATACGCATCATTGCAGTTATTATATTGATTATGGCTTGTTTTAAAATACACTTTTTCGTCTGATGTAACAATACCAATATCTGCTTGCAATGATTTAGCAAAATTTATGAAATTATTCTTCCGACCACGAGTTTTATACAATGGAATAGACTTACCGGCATCATAACGCCCAAATTTAAAAAACGCACCGGGAATAATTTGAACAATGTCAATTTCCATTGCCTTTTTCCAAGTTTCTACATCAATGTCATTGAAAAATTTATCACACTTTTCAACAGTCACTTCATAAGTCAACTTTGACAATTCATATGTATTCAACAATTCACTCCGGTAAGTAGATGAATTGACATATGGTTTAATAGGTGTCATTTCTGCAAACACACTAGTATTTTTATACTCAGGCATAGGGGACAACGATTTAAACACCTTAGCACCCAATGTAGTTCCGCCTTGCTGACTTACAGTAGCAGTACCGGTATAACCTAAGACACGCGATCCGGCAACTGCCATACCATTTATAGTAGGCAACCACTTGGGGTCAAAGTTTTTGTTATTACGACCTTGATCATAAAAGATTGTAGTAGCATCAATTGTACCCATACCAAAGTGAATTTCATCAACAAAAATATATTGAGGGACTCCTATATTTTTAGGAATAGCCGGATCACGATAGCTTCCCCAGATACGGCCGAGCCACTGAGTAGACACAAACCAAACATCAACTACATTTTCCGGTGTTAGTTCATGTAGTTCCCATGACTTTTTAATTTCATCCTTGCAGCGGGCACGAATCGTTTTGATTTTACCATCATCACACTGAATACGCCTTTCATTCCACTCTGCGTGAAACTTATGGTAAGGACCAGATACACACCCACTATCAGGTGATGTGAACACGATAGTTTTCACTGACGAATCACGCTGGATCACAGATGGGATTGTGATTTTAGTAATCACAGTAGATTTGCCTGCGTTAGTCCCTGCAGGTATGATTGTAATACGATTGTCGTTAGCTAGTTCAGAATCGGCAATAGAAGTAAAAAGATTGTCGTGCAAATATTTCTTTTGCAGCGGCCGCATAAAATCTAAATCAATCTTCTTTGTTGCAGTTGACAATTTGATTATGTTTGTATTTGTGTTTGTGTTTGGAAACAAATGGCTCATATAATTTTCCTACAGTTTAAAAATAAAGTATAAACACTGCTATTCATATTCAATATGCATTATAGCATAGAATTCATTTATCGTCAACCTTTAGCTGACTTCTGTACGCCCGTCACCCAAATCCTTAGCACGGACCACTCTCATATCAGTAGCTTGTGCCCGATTCTCGGGATCGGCTTGCTGCTGTTCATATAGCTCTAATGCCACATTGCGGCAAACCGTCTGAAACCACCGATCGACTATGATAGTATCACTATCATCATCACGCATCTTATACCCTGCACGAATTAAATTTAATACAAATTTGTCATTAAAATCAAGTTCAAACGCACCGCTGTTAATATCGTACGGATCAATTTCCATCTTTAAAATATTAACATAGGGAAGACCCTCACTATCTGCTTTTGCCTTGTCAGATATAATAGGTGCTTCTTTCTTTTCCTTAGGTTTGCGTGGTTTCTTTTCCTTAGTAGTCTTTGGCACCTCTGCTACTGGTTCTGGCTCTGGCTCTGGCTTTTTGCCAAATAGTTTATCAAATAATCCCATTTTTATATCTTTCAAATAATTTAAAACTAGCTAGGTTTTTTCCTTTACTCTCGGTCATTATATCAAAATTGTCAAGAAATGTCAATGCCCAATCGTTAACCGCAGTATTCCAATAGTGGTCGCTATGTGCCCGAAGTTTCTGTTTATTATACCCTGCATTAATCAACGCACCATGATCGGGTAATTGTGTAGTGGAATGATCTGTGAGTACATTTTCGCGGCTAACACTGTAATGCATAGTAGGGCGAACACCACGCCAACTATCAATAACCCGTTGTACAAGCGTATCAGTAGATTGAATATATTCACCTTCACGAATCCAGTTGTGATGGATATCGAGTACCGTAGGCACGAGGTCAGATAACGATAAGCAGTCAGATAGTCCATGTGTGTATTCCTCATTTTCTAGTGTAAGTGTGTTTCGGGCTTCTGGGGACAAACGACCATAAACATCTCTGATACCCTGAGGCCCTTTTCTACCAGAAATGTGTACATTAACTTTGAAGTCTTGAAATGATTTGCCATAGCCCATCCAACGAACCATGTCACAATGATATTCAAATTCTTCTATACTCTTATTTACTACTTCTTCACGGTCACTCGCTAAAACTGTAAATTGTCCGGGGTGCATACTAAGACGAACATCATTGGCTCTAGCTGTTTCACCAATTGGTGCCATCCAGTGTGCTAGTTTGTTTTGAATATCACTATCTTGCCAGAAGTCTTTCCAGTCATCATGGGTGTAAAAACTCAGCATGTCACTAGTCAGACGAACCATGCGTAGTTCGGGTTGTAGTGTTGCTACCTTTTTGACTAGATTATGAGTATGTAGAATGTTGCGTTTGGCAACTTCAATTACCAGGTCTTCTGCTACACTACGCTTTTGCCTTGCGGCCCAAGCCAGAGTAGTACCGCCTGTATTCAATTCAGGTATGCTGGTAATCTCACCCTTCTTGTTTAGTTCTGAAAATTTGCAAGCAAATCCAATCCGTTTGATATTATTATTTGTCAAGATAAAAGCCCAAAGCGATAAATAAGATATGTATTGTCGCATAATTGCACAATAAAGTCAACTATTTACGGGCAACAACATGAGATTTAATGAAATTATATCCGAAGCAGGTAGTCCTGCCCAACAAGCAGCAATTGCAATTGCCATGAAAAAAGCTGGAAAGAAGCC